GCAGCATATATAGATAGTCCAGTTCATCAGATATGAAAAAAAATACCTGCCTACTGATTTTGTAAACTGCATCCTGGACTTTTACGAAAATAAGACCACATTAAAAGGTGTAGATGGTTTTGAGGTGGAATACATGCAGTATAAAGAACTGCTAAATAGTTGCTATGGATGTACAGTGACTAATCCATGTAAACCTATCATCACATATAAGTCTGCAGAAGTAATAGACAGTGAAGATCTGGGATGGACCCAGCAGCCTGTAAACCTGTCAGAGGAACTGGATAAATATAATAAGAAAAAAGACAGATTCCTATTTTATCCCTGGGGTGTTTTTGTTACTGCATACTGCCGGAGGGATATATGGGAATATGGAATACTGAAGGCAGGGACCGATTATGTGTATTGTGATACTGATAGTGTGAAATTTTTGGGCGATCATCCGGGCTTTGAAAAGGAATACAATAAGATAATACTTAAAAAAATATTAAAAGCTTGTAGACACCACTCTATTAATATTAAACGAGTATGCCCTAAAACGAAAACTGGGGAGCTTAAACCTTTAGGCGTTTTTGAGTTTGACGGGCATTATTCAAAGTTTAAAACATTGGGCGCAAAAAGATACCTGGTGCAATATAGTAATGATAAAAGAAATAAACATCCGGGTGATATAGTTATCACCGTGGCGGGCCTTAATAAGGAAAAGGGAGCGGAATTTATAAAGACTTTCCCGGATCCTTTTAAAGCTTTTAAGGATGATCTGACAATCCCTAAAGAAAACAGTGGGCGCCAGGTTGCTACATATATAGACGAAACAATAAAAGGTACAGTGACAGACTACCAGGGATCCCGGGCGGTATATGAGGAGCTATCCTGCCTGCACCTTGAAGAGTCAGAGTACACAATGAGCATTGCAGACGATTATTTAAATTATCTGCTGGGAATAAGGGAGGCCGACAGAATATGAAACAACAGTATTATTCATTAAAAAAGATTGACCAAAAACAGAGTCATTATGCAGTGATCTTTGGTGAGAGATCCAACGGAAAAACATATGCAGTACTAAAGAAGATAATAGAAAACTGGTTCAGGAATAAAAAGCAGGGTGCTATTATAAGGCGCTGGCAGGATGATTTTAAATCTAAGCGTGGGGCTACAATGTTTAATGCTCTAAATGAGGTAGTACAAAAAGAATCCAATGGAGCTTTTGACCATGTAGACTATTACGGAGGCCGTTTCTATATGGCCTGCTGGCAGGTGATGCCATCCGGAGAACGTAAGAGCATCAGGGATGATGTACCTTTTTGCTATGGTTTTGCATTATCAGCAATGGAGCACGACAAGTCTACATCATATCCTGACATAACAATCATATTGTTTGATGAGTTCATAACCAGGGACATGTATCTGAATGATGAGTTTATTCTGTTTATGAATGTTGTCAGCACCATAGTAAGGCAGCGCCGGGATGTAAAAATATATATGCTCGGAAATACTGTTAACAAGTTCTGTCCATATTTTGCGGAAATGGGGCTAACTCATGTTAAAGATATGGAGCCGGGGCAGATAGATCTTTATAAGTACGGCAATTCTGAATTACTTGTAGCAGTTGAAAGGACCGGGACCAGCCAGCACAATAAAAAAGAATCAGATGTATATTTTGCTTTTAATAATCCAAAACTGCAGATGATAACTCATGGATCCTGGGAGATTGATATATATCCACATCTTGACGGACATTTTAAGTCCGGGGATATCCTGCATTCATACTTTATAATATGGGAGGGTGAGATACTGCAGGCAGATATTATTATTGATGAAAACGCCTTTTATACATATATACATAGAAAAACCACAGAGATAAAGGATCCTGACAACGACATTATATATCAGATAGAATCTGATAAGAGATACAACTATTATAAAAACTTAAAGAAACCGATAGACAATATCTCCCGGAAGATAACAAGCTTTTATAAAACCTATAAAGTGTTCTACCAGGATAATGAAGTTGGTGAGATAGTCAGGAATTATCTGCAGTGGTGTGATAAAAACTAATCGGAATATGATATATTATAAGTAAAGGAGGTATTTTATATGAGCAGATGTAAAGACCTATTAGAGCACCTGGGCATAGATATTTTTAATTCTGATTATATGGAGCCCGGGAAACATAATGATGTAAAACAGAAACTGGGACAGCAGCACGTATTTTATATGCTGGACAAAACACAGGTCATGTTTGATTATGAGGGCCTGCCTGAAACAATCCCGGCAAGAAACCTTGAAATCATGCTGCAGCTCAATGGCAATGTATTTTTTACAGAGGTTGAAGGAAAATATTATGTATTTACAGGAGGCCTGGGCGGTAAACCTGATGTATATTATGAGCCAACGATATACACAGTAGCTAATCCGGCACTGGCATTTTCAAAAAATCTTACAATCGGTGAAGATGGCGTCCTGATCAGAAACGACAGTTACGGAGTGGGACTGCTGCCATTATTCCAAAAATATGCTAATCTTTTGGCAGAGAATGAAATCACAATGAGAATAGCAGATATCAACAGCAGGATCATGTTTCTTTTATCTGCAGCAGATGACCGGACAAAGGCCAGCGCAGAAAAGTTTCTAAAAGATGTTACAGATGGTAAGCTGGGCGTTATATCAGACAATGCGTTTTTGGAGTCATTAAAGGCCCTGCCGACTGCCACACAGAACAGTGTAAGACTTACAGACCTTATAGAGTTTGAGCAGTATTTACGTGCCGGATGGTTTAATGATCTAGGCATCAATGCTAATTATAATATGAAGCGTGAGAGTATATCCCCGGATGAGGCACAATTAAATGATGATGCACTACTGCCATTTGTGGATGATATGCTGGAATGCAGGCGTATTGGTTTAGATGAAGTCAATAAAATGTATGGCCTTGATATCTCTGTAAATCTTGCATCATCCTGGCTTAAAGAACAGATGCAGCAGCTGACACCCGGTGTTGATTTTGACTCTGACGAGGATGTAAATATTAATGAAGAGATCCCAGGAGATGAAATTATAGTATCTGAAAGTGAGAATATAAACCCGGAAAATGCTCAAAATGATACAAAAAGTGAAAATATAATCCCTGAAAACGAGAATATAAGTTCTGAACAGGATCCAACGATTGAGGAAGAAATACAGGACATTAAAGAAGATATTGAGGAAATAAAGGAACTTATAACAGAAGATCCGGAGGACCCGGAGGAAGGAGCTGCAGATGAAGGAAATAAGACTGAGTGAAGTTCTGACACCAACACAAGGAATTTTTACGCAGATCATGACAGCTCATGAGGTACCCTGGGCAGAAGATACCACTATCACTGGTGAGCTCTTAGATTTTGAATATATGTTCAATCAGTCCGGGGATAAGCTGATAAGCCCTGCAGTACTTAAAAATCTGAATGATGACAAAGAGCTTGAAACCGCAGATTTTAACAAGTTGTGTGATGTGGCTTTTATGATGTACGGGAAACGCTGGGCCAGACTATGGGAGATCCTCACTGCAGAGTTTAACCCTTTAGAAAACTACGACATGAGCGAAATAAAATATATTGATCATGGACACGTAGAAACCAATTCAGGAACGGACACCACAAACCGGACCGGAACCGATACAGTGACACATACCGGAGATACTGAAGCAGAGGTAAGCGCTTTAAACTCCAGTACTTATCAGGACAGTGCAAAAAATACACAGAACACAACAGATTTAGATACCCGTAACATGTCGGATGCTCTTGTGCATGGACATATATTGACCAACTCAGGACGTGATACTGAAACGCTAACAAGGTCCGGAAATATTGGTGTAACCACATCCCAACAGATGGCGCAAAGTTCCCTGGACTTGTGGAAATGGAATTACTTTTATGATATATTTAGAGATATAGATAGTATTTTTACGATAACAACTTATTGAAAAAACAAGGAGGACAATAAAATGAATGGTGGTTACTACTTACTTGATTGTAAGGGCCTGAACCTTGCAAGCAGTAGCGAACAGACTATTACAGGATCCTGGCAGGATTGTGTTAATGCTCTGAAGGTGGGCAAGCCCATTGTAGCACATAACTGTGTTTATGGATCCGGGGTGAATGTTTCACCGGTAACATGTTTTGGTTGGTATATTGCTGCAGATGAAATTGTAATTGTTGGCGCTACACTTCATATCCATGTAAAGAATAATGACAAGTGCACTGTTTTAGATGTGGTGCCCCAGGGCTGAGAGGAGGCTAAAAAATGGAAGTAAAACAGATTTATGAGATTATGAACAGCATCACCAATGAGCTATTAGGTGAGAGTGCATTGGTAAAAGAAGATCTTAGTAACATTGTAGAGCTGGGCCAGCAGTTTGAGAACGTGGTAGGCCTGGACAACTATGTAAAAAGACTCCCTGACCATATCGGCAGAGTAGTTTTTGTCAACAGGTCATACAATAGCAGGGTTCCATCAGTTCTGATGGATGGCTGGGAGTTTGGCAGCATCCTGGAAAAGATCGCTGCCAGGATCCCTGAAGCTGTAGAAAATGAAGAGTGGAGTCTACAGGACGGGGCCAGCTATGATCCTAACGTATTCCATGCACCTGATGTATACGGATCTTTTTGGAATAAGAGGGTTACTTTTGAAATTGATATGTCAATTACAGAAGATCAGGTAAAATCATCATTTAGCAGCGTAACACAGCTCAATGGTTTCTTGTCCATGATCCTCACAGCTATTGAAAATTCACTGTCAATTAAACTTGATGGACTCATTATGAGAACTATCAATAATATGATCGGTGAAACACTTTATGCAGAAGTTCCCGGAGGCACCTATACCGGAAGATCAGGAGCAAAGGCAGTCAACCTTTTGTATCTCTACAATACTGCAATGTATGGCAGCTCTACAGGCAATTATCTTGATGCAGATGCAGCCCTCCACACTCCTGAATTTATCAGATTTGCGTCTTATACAATGGCTAATTACATGGACAGACTTAAAGTAGCCAATAACCTATTTAATATCGGAGGTGAAACAAGATTTACACCTGATGATATGCTGCACGTGGTTATGCTCTCAGAGTTCAAGAATGCAGCCAGCGCATATCTGCAGTCGGATACTTTCCATAATGAATATACTGCACTGCCTAATGCAGAAACAGTTGCTTACTGGCAGGGATCCGGTACAAGCTACGCATTCTCAGATACATCAAAGATCTATCTTACGACTGCATCCGGTCATGATGTAACTGCAGATGGTATCCTGGCTGTAATGTTTGATCGTGACGCACTGGGAGTATGCAACCAGGAGCGCAAGGTTAATACACAATTTGTAGTTAAGGGCAATTTCTGGAATTATTTTTATCGTCAATTTGCCGGATACTTCAATGATACAAATGAGCAGTTTTGCGTGTTCTATGTTGCGTAATATCGTTAATTGGGGGCGTGGGTATTTTGGCCCATGCCCTTATTTTATAAGGAGGATAATATGTTTCCATTAAATAGTAATACACCATATATAGAAGATAGTGGAAAACGTGCCCGCCTTGGTGATGTTGTGGGCGGTGGTGGATCAGATATCCCGGAATATGATGTAGCAGATGCCGGAAAAGTTTTGATGGTTGATGATTCCGGTGAGCTGGAATGGTCCACAGTATCAGGAGCACCCAGGCAGTACGGAAATTATATCACTAATGTACCTGAAATGAATATAACAACCAGTGGGGAGGAGGTAACAACATGATAACAAAATGGGGTAAAAAATTACTGGCAGAAAATGCCAATTTTAAAATGTTATATACGGCTAATATACAATCGGGCAATAATTACGGTTCCATAAATGCCAAAAATGCGGCGGGGACTGAATTTGTGGCGGGCCCCCAGCTTGCTACAAATAATAATTTTTATTATATTTCAAGTATAACCGCCACAGGTAGCAATAGTAGTACAGGTGTAGCTTTTGGATCCGGAGACACCGCACCAACTGAAAACGATTATACAGTTACACCTATTGCAGGGCTTGATGCTACGAGTCCTGGTTCCGCACTTACGACCGTATACGACAGTGAAAATAATAAGTATTATACTTATTATAATTATACTGTTACAAATAATAACGCTGAAGCTGTGACCATTAGAGAAATCGGAAAATTTAATGTATTTTATAAGGCCAGCGCTCTTGGTTCTCTATGTTCAACAAGCAATAGCGATAAAATGAGTGTACTGGTTGACAGGGTAGTATTAGATGATCCTGTTACAATCCCTGCAGGAGAGTCCGGAGTTGTCCGCTACAGTGTAAGTTATTCATAATATCAGCCCCGGTCTTTTGGCCGGGGTTTTATGAAAGGATAAATATATGCAAGCTTATTCAATATCCGCAACAGTTGCAAATACTGAAATAACTAAAGCAGTTTTATTTGTTGATGATGAAATGACAGGCAGTCAATACGATGGGCAGCAGTCTTGGGGTTTTGGTTTTGATAATGCAGATGATATTATATATTATGCAGATGATGCTTTTGATTCCAGCTTATGGCGTAAAGCGCCACAGGCTTGTTATAATGCAGGAGCAACTCAGGCAGCGCTGGAGTACTTGACCGCTTTAATAGAGCAGTACTGGGGCGGTTTAGTATCTTATAAAGAACTGCCTGATATATATCATGAAACAACTACACTAGCAACAGAAGCCACAATAGGTGGGGATGATGTTAATATATCTTCGGGTGTTACTGTTTCCGGAGGAAATGAACGTACTTCGATATTAGCAGATTCACCATTTGATTATTCCATAGCTGCATACACAAATGCAAAAGATATAATAATAAATTTTAATGTGCTGCCATCTGATGCGATACAGGGTAATAAGATACATTTATCAACAACGCAAGAATATGCAACTATGCAAGTGCGTATATACTGGGGTAGGCCTGCCGGAACCGTTGAGGAGGGCTGGCTTGTTCAGGTTGGAAGGGTTGTACATGCAAACGTCCCTCAAAGGTGGATTGATAAGTTTCAGGATGCAGAAGTAAAACCTGCAGATGATGATCCCTACAGTGGTGAAGATGGTGAGGAAGATCCCAGCGGTCCCGGTGGTGGTGGCGGTGATGATGACCAGGATAATTATGATGATGACAGCGACCCTAACCCGGTACCACCTTTACCGGGTATTACTGCAGTAGATACGGGGTTTATTACATTATACAATCCATCATTGTATGAACTCAGACAGCTTGCTTCATATATGTGGGATGTTACTTTTGACCTTGACCAACTTAAAAAAATGTTTGCCGAGCCTATGGAGTGCATCCTGGGGTTGTCCATTGTTCCTGTTAACGTGCCTGCAGGATCAGCCCGGAATGTAAGACTAGGTAATATTACAACTAACGTCAGCATGACAGTGGCATCCAGTCAGTATGTAGAGGTTAACTGCGGTACAATAAAAGTATCTGAAAAGTGGCACTCATACCTTGATTACTCACCATATACTAAAATGAGTATTTTCCTGCCTTTTATAGGATCCCATGAACTGGATATAGATCTGATAATAGGTGCAACTCTTGGTGTTGTATATCATATTGATGTGTTATCAGGTGGATGTGTTGCATTTGTAACTGTTAACGGAAATGTGCGTTATGAGTTTGCAGGACAGTGTGCAATGAGTGTCCCTGTTACTGCCCGAGATTTCACGCAGACAATATTAGCACTGGCGCAGCTGGTCGGTAATGCCGGCGCTGCCGTTATGAGTGGTGGCTTGTCCGCACCCGTGAGCGCTGCATCCATTGCAGGAGGTGTTACTGCAGCAGCTAATACAGCAAATAACGTTATATCGAACAAACCTAGAATACAAAAGTCCGGTACTATTGGAGGATCCAATGGAATACTAGGCAGCAGGAAACCATATATAATCATAGAACGTCCTAAATTATGTGCACCTGCTGAACAGAACAGGTATACCGGGTACCCGGCATATATCACATATACTCTCAGTGAGCTGAATGGTTTTACACAGGTGCAGAACATACATCTTGATATACCATGCACGGATAGTGAACGTGATGAGATCATGACATTATTAAGGGAGGGCGTTATTTTATGAGTATTTCGATAACATTAATGCGTAATTATAGTGATATAAACGTACTGGATAAAAATACTGAAAACTTGTCAACAGTTAGCGGGACATTAAAAAATAAAACGAGCGTATTAAATCCTGTTATTCAGATACAGGGCGCACTTCCTACTGGTTGCAATTATATGTATATCGCAGACTTTGGCAGGTACTATTTTGTAGATGATATATCAAGTGTGAGTAATACGATTTTTGAAATATCTGCACATGTTGATGTATTGACTACATATGCTGCACAGATAAGATCCTGCAGAGGTATAATAGCAAGACAGCAGAACAACTGGAATTTATACGTTGATGATGGCGCCTTTAAAACGTATCAGAACGAGATTATACTTGTACAAACTTTTTCCACAGGTTTTAATAGTGATGAATTTGTCCTTGCTGTAGCAGGATCATAAGGAGGTGATTATCATGGATCTCTCAACAATAGGTACATTAATATCAACAGTTGGTTTCCCAATCGTGTGCTTTTTATTATGCTGCTACTACATGAAGTATAGGGAAGATGTAAACGATAAAAAATTTGAGCAGATGACCCAGGCACATCTTGAGGAAACACAAAAGATGGTGGAGGCAGTTAATAATAACACGCTGGCCATACAAAAACTAACAGACAAACTGGAGGCGAACAGATGAAAGCATCACAAAAGTGTACGGACCTGATAAAGAAATTTGAGGGATGCAGACTGAGCGCATATAGATGTCCTGCTGGTGTGTGGACCATAGGTTATGGACATACAACAGGAGTCAAAGCAGGTGATGTTATCACGCAGGCCCAGGCAGAAAAGTATCTGATGCAGGATATAGAAAGATACGAGTCCCATGTTAACGGATATGATGATAAGTATCATTGGACCCAAAATGAATATGATGCTCTTGTTTCTTTTGCATTCAATATTGGAAATATAACCGGACTCACTGCAGCAGGTACCAGGAGTAAACAAACCATAGCAGATAAGATCCTGTTATATACCAGGGCAAATGGTGTAACTCTCCCGGGACTCATGAAACGCAGACAGGAAGAACATGATCTTTTTGTAAAGGCAGAGCAGGAACCAACACCACGTAAAAAGAAAGTTGTTAAGAAACCAAAAAACGCAGATGTAAAATAATCTCCACTTCCCCTCATCTTAGAGCACCCCGGGGCAGGCCAGCAGGACCTCCGGGGTGTTCTTTTTGTCCCGGATCGGGATGGGTACAGGATCCTGATGCAGGATCTTGATGGTAATGTTCTTGTAATGTGTTATATGTGTTGTATATGTTGTATATGTTATATAACATAATGTTTCACGTGAAACATATGTCAGGTATGAGAGTGCCTGGAGTGTGGTGTGTGGTTTGT